CTGATTGCAAAGAACAGTTTCATCTTGAGACTTGCTTCTAACATTTGTTAGTTCCTTTCCTAAGTTATTTCGTACCACTTCTCTAGCATCCAGTCGGCTTGCAAACCAACGGCTCAGTCGTTGGGGCTCGTACCCCTCACTCTCGTCTTGTAACAATCCCATCATGGTCTCCAATAAAGCAAGTCAAGGGCTAGGACAATACAGGCAAGCAGTATCACCACGCGTTCGAGCTTCTCCCAATTAGTTAACATTTGTTAGCCTCCTCGTCTTCGGCATCCCACTCTGCGTTGATCTCATCGAGGAACGCAAGCCAATCGGCAATCTCTTGCTCGGTTTTGTAGTGGAAAATCCTATCTACTAGCACATGCACTGGGTTGTTCAATGCCGAGTCGTACAGTCTACGCAGGGCTTCTTTACCAAACTTGCTCTCAATTTCTTCGGGTGTCATTCCTTGATCTCCTTCTTGGTTTGTATGGGTAACTCTTTAACTGACAGCACGGGCTTGCTCTCCTCCACTCGTGCAAACTTCATCGCCTCTCCTAACATTTGTAAGTAGTCGGTTTGGGTTACAGGTTTGCTCAGTCGGTCAACCTTCACGTGTCTTGGTCTCATTGCACCACCTTCTTTTCTTGTATCCAGTAATGGCTCTGTTTATCTTCTACCTCACACGCTCGCATGTAAGCCTCGGCATCAATCTTGTGGGCAAACAACTCCTCAATGTGAACGCCTCGCTCACCTTTGTCGTTGCACCACAGTATCCAAACCATTGGGTAATATTTCATGGCTTTGTCCCTTCCTCGGCATGCAGTTGGTCAATCATCTCGATCACTCGGTTGCTACCAACCTCACGAATCAGCCAAAGCGTACTCAGCCCTGCGTTTCGGCTATGCCCGCCATGTTTAAACAACTGCTTTACTAGGCGTAACACAATCCAATGCTGTGCCTGTGGTTCTTGATAATTCTTCATTGCGTCTCCTTAACATTTGTTAGATTTAATTCTTCGCCCATAACAGGATGGGCTTCCTCGTACCAACCGAATCGGCATGCGCCCTCGGGTTTGCACACTTGCGTATAGCCGAGCAGGGTCTGCGCTCGTCTGTGACTCAGCCCTGTCCACTCGAGGACTGTCCCATCCTCGTGTTCAATATAAAAGGTATGCCTAATCATTACTCACTCCTTCCATGGGCAACTTCTTGCCCGTTAAACATAACAATGATTTCGCCCGCTTGCATGCGCTCGTAGATGTATAACTCGTCACCATCCGTGAACCGAATGGTTATGCCCTCGCCCCATGGGTCGGCATACTTAACATCTTGTACAGTCTTACCCGCAAGTAATACTTCTTTGTTCATGGCTCAGCCCCTCAGTTCTTTTTGATTAGTCTGTTTGAGCGTTGTACGTGCGCTCGCAGGTGTAACAAGTTGGTAGTTACCCTTACCATACTCTTGGACTACGCACCAAGAACTACGTACCTCACCTGCACTACGCTCTCGGTCTTGTTCACAGAAGATGCAGAACGCTTGATGCCGTTCGGTTGATATTTCATCTTCGCAGTCGCTACATAGTTTCCAGTCGGTTTCTAACATTTGTTATACCTCGTCTACTTCTGCTTCGTGGATTGTGTAATAGAAGAACTTGCCATCGGCTTCGTCTTCTTGCTCACGCTTGAGCATGACACGCTCGGCTTTGAACTCGCTTGAGTACGCACCAAGCACAAGCTCCTCCCATAAAAGTATCCATACCTTTTTCATCGCACTCCCCTTTCGATTGAGTAGTCGTTGTTGTCGATGCAGTTGAGCAACATGCCACGATTGAGACCCCAATCGTTATTGATTCGAGTGCGTACATACTCGATAGCTTGCTCGTCAGTTTCGACACCTTGCATGCCATCCAACAAGCAACGATAGACCGACAACTTAGTGCCATTGGTCAACGTGCGCAGACCCACGCGGATTGTGGTTGTAATCATCATCTAACCTTTCTAACATTTGTTAGGTTTGCAAGGTCGGGGGCAAACCTAATGTTACAAAACAATATCCCCGACCCATGCTTTAATTATACCACAAAGTTACACTTAAGTCAAGTGTTTGGGCGATTGCAATCGGGGATAATGTTACGTTCCTGTGTTATGTTTTTGGGGGCAATGTTGTGGAATGTTACGAATGAAATTTATAAAACGTAACAAAAGAAAGTTCAATGAAATCAAGGGTTTGCGGAGGAAAAATTGTGTAATGTTATAAAGTTAAACTTTTTTAAGAATAGTGTGTGTGGCTTTCCTAGAATATTATGTACTTCGATTTGCACTTGGCGAGAAGCTTTGCCTCTGTGAACTGCTACACTCATTTCGAAAAAAACGTAACATATAACATTGCTTTAGAATCAACAACTTACGTGAATTGCAACGTAACATTAGACGTAACATTGCAACACCGAAACATAACATTTGTTAGAACTGCGCTTAGTCCTACCCCCGCACAGAGAACTGGTGCAGTTTTGTAACATCGCTTAAATTTTAAGCATTGCCCCTACCCCCGCACAGAGAACTGGTACATCGCAAAAATTCTGGAGAAAATAACATCGTGGTACGCTAACAAATGTTAGACCGAGCAGACGCAAAAAAGCCCGCATATAGCGGGCTGGGTTTTGTAACATTAGGTTTAGTGTTCGACGAACATGATGCCGTCTTTGCGCATTACGATCTTGCCATGGTGTTGTTCCACGTCGCTACTGTCAGAGTAGCGCATTATCAATAGACCCTCGAGGACTTTGCCGACTGGCAAGGTTTCCATGAAAAACCAGAGGGGCTTTTCCTCGCATGATGTTGCGGGTACGAACGAAGCAATAGTGTTATCCGGTGCGTGCATGATTTTCTCCAAGGTTTCTAACATTTGTTAGAACCTAGGGTTTCCCCTAGGTTCCGTCGTTTACTTACTTGTTGGCGTTGTAAGCTTCGCCAGTCAGAACAAAGTAGCTGTTCTTAAGGTTATCTAAGATCATGCTAGCGTGGCACTCTTGTCCGGCTTCCTCTGCACCTAGAATCCGGTTTATCATGGTTTTCAATTCAGTTGCCGTTTTTGCGTCAACGTCATTTGAACCTTTGAGTTTACCTTTTGGCACGTATCCGCTAGCGATCTTCACGCGCATCCAGTAAGTGTCAACTGTTGCCGTATGTGTACGCTTTCCATCGGCATCAATAGACTTGATAAACTTAGGGTCACGATCCATCAAAGTGTTGGCAAACAATGATTTCTCTAACTTGATACCCTTCGCTTCTTTCCCATCAAGATCAAACCATTTTGCAATGACCTTACCATTGATGTCTTTACGATCGAACACCGATGCAATAGCACTGGAATAGTTTTCAATCACTACACCGGTTTTAGTTACACCCTCAACTAAAGCGTTGCGAGCAATGGACAAAATGCCGGTGTCAACGGCGGGAGACAAAATAACATTCGTGGACATAATCTAACCTTCTAACAATGAGGACTTTGGAAAAACCCGCTAGCCCCCTAAGCATGCCAACAAAGCTTTTTTCGTTGGCATGTATCTATTATAACGTGGTATAAAATAAAGGCAAGTGATAAATAAACAAATTAATTCGAGGGGTAAGGGCTAACAAAAGTTAGAAAAGGGCGCGAATCAGAGGGGCACACCCAGTTTTTACACATAGGAGTCCCGTGATCCTATACACACTGTGTTGCACTGTCGAAGAGCTAATTTAAAAATCCCCCCTCCCCCTATATATTTTGTACCACAGTGATACAAAGCTCCCCACAGAAACACCCCCCGGTACAAAATAAATCAGGTCAACTCAAAAAATTTTTGCAAAAAATTAAAAGTGATGTTACATTTGCGTCGTTGGTGTGAGGGCCGGTTTGATTCCGGTGTGATCTAAGTGAATAGGTGGGTTCGACTCCCACAACACCAACACTCCCGATAACTACTTCGGTGCCTATGATTGAAATACAGCCAAGCGCAGACAAGCCTCTGCCATTTGATATGTCCGATGAGCAACCCAAGACTCACAAGGACGGCATCGCCATCGCTGTAAATACCGCAAACCTGATCGAGAAGATCGGCCCCGGTATTGATTTTGAAGATAAAGACCTGCACAAATCATCGGATCTTTTCAACGGTACCGATAAACCCAATGCACCTAAGCACATACAGGTTGCAGCAGAAGCCAAAGCAGCAGCAGTCCTCATTAAGAAGTTTGACTTCCAAGCGTTTGCGGATATTCAGCAAGCACGCACATACATCACTAATAAGCTAGTCACCCTGTCTGATTGCGGTGATGCCAAGATTGAGATCAAAGCCCTTGAGCTTCTTGGCAAACATTCCGACATTGGCCTGTTCACTGAACGCAGTGAGATTACTGTGCACCACACCACAAGTAAGGGACTTGAGGACTCTATTAAAGAGCGCATCAAGCGGCTCATGAATGCAGATGTTACAGATGTAACGCCCCTAGACGATCTGGATACGCACCTAGGCCCAGCAGAAGAAACCCGCCAAGACGTACCTAAAGACGTACCTAATGAGCAACCTGAGTCTTAAAGAGATTGAAGCGGCGATTAAGTCCGGCAAGATGTCGGAAGCTGACCTGCGTGTGTTGGAAGCCTCACTTATTAAATTAGAGAAGCTTAAAGATCGTGAACTATGCCAAGATAAGTTCATTAAGTTTGTGGAAAAAGTCTGGCCAACGTTCATTTCTGGTGCGCACCACAAGCGAATGGCAGATGCTTTTGAAAGGGTTGCAAATGGAACTTGCAAACGTCTTATTATCAATATGCCTCCTCGCCACACTAAGTCAGAGTTTGCTAGTTATCTGCTACCTGCTTGGTTTTTGGGCAAATTTCCCCACAAAAAAGTGATTCAGGCGTCTAACACGGGCGAATTGGCGGTAGGTTTTGGTAGAAAAGTACGAAATTTAGTGGATTCTGAGGTATATGGTAGTATTTTTCCCAATTTAGCGCTCCAAGCGGACTCAAAAGCAGCCGGAAGGTGGAATACCAGCAAGGGTGGTGACTATTTTGCGATTGGTGTGGGCGGTACAGTGACCGGTAAGGGCGCAGATGTGCTCATTATTGATGATCCGCACTCAGAACAAGAGGCTGCGATGGCAGCAAGCAACCCAGACATCTACGATAAGGTGTTTGAGTGGTATACATCTGGCCCTCGTCAGCGTTTGCAGCCGGGCGGCTCTATTGTTGTGGTTATGACACGCTGGGCACAACGAGATTTAACAGGACAGGTACTAAAAAGTGCAGCACAACGCAGTGGTGAAGAGTGGGAAGTCATTGAATTCCCCGCGATCTTACCTAGCGGTAAACCGCTTTGGCCGCAATTTTGGAGTCTGGCTGAGTTGGAAGCCCTTCGTGAAGAACTCCCTAATGCCAAGTGGCAGGCGCAGTATCAGCAAAATCCTGTGGGTAACGAGAGCGCGATTGTTAAGCGTGATTGGTGGAAATGGTGGGAGAAAGACGATCCCCCTCAGTGCGACTACATCCTCCAGTCGTGGGACACGGCGTTTGAGAAAACCCAGCGTGCTGACTATTCCGCAGGGACGACGTGGGGTATCTTCAATTGTGAAGAGGACAACTTTGCGCCCAACATCATATTACTCAACACATATAAGAAGCGGGTTGAGTTCCCAGAGTTAAAGCGTGACGTGCTCAGAGAATACAACGAGTATGAACCCGACTCTCTGATTGTGGAGAAGAAGGCGTCTGGTGCGCCGCTGATCTATGACTTAAGAGCGATGGGTATACCTGTGCAGGAGTACACGCCTAGTAAGGGCCAAGACAAAATTGCCCGCTTGAACTCAGTCTCAGACATAATTGCGAGTGGAAAAGTATGGATTCCACAGACCCGCTGGGCAGAAGAGTTAGTTGACGAGATTGCTGCGTTCCCATCTGGGGAGCATGATGACTTGGTTGACGCGACGACACTAGCGTTAATGCGTTTCCGTCAGGGTGGGTTCCTACGTTTACCAAGCGATGAGCCTGAAGAGATTCAATGGTTTAAGAGCCACCGCCGCGAGCGGTTCTATACAGTTTAAGGATAAATTATGGCAACGAGTTCTATGGACAAAGGTTTGTACGCAGCCCCTCTCGGTCTTGAAGAAGAGATGGGCATGGCTCCATTGGAGATTGAGATTGAAGACCCAGAGAGCGTGCGCATCGGTATGGGTGATATTGAGATTGAACTCTCTCCTGATACTGAAGAGGGCGATGAAGAGTTTGACGCCAACCTTGCTGATTTCATGGATGACAGTGCACTTGATGCACTCGGTGGTGAATTAGTTTCTGACTTTGATAAAGACATTAACGACCGCAAAGATTGGATCAGAACCTACGTTGAAGGTCTGAAATTGCTTGGACTCAAGTATGAGGAAAGAACAGAGCCATGGGCTGGTGCTTGTGGTGTGTTCCACCCTATGTTGACTGAGTCTGTTGTGCGCTTTCAGTCCGAGGGAATTATGGAGACGTTCCCCGCCGCTGGCCCAGTGAAGACGCAAATCTTGGGGAAAGATACTCCTGTAAAAGAAGAAGCATCTGCTCGCGTAAGAGAAGACATGAACTACCAACTCACTGAGGTGATGGTTGAGTATCGCCCAGAGCATGAGAAGCTGCTGTGGAATTTGCCGTTGTCTGGCTCAGCGTTTAAGAAGGTCTACTACGACCCAAGCATTGGACGTCAAGTTGCAATGTTCATCCCAGCAGAAGACATTGTTGTGCCATACGGCGCATCTAACTTAGAGCGTGCCGAGCGCGTTACGCACGTGATGCGTAAGACTGAGAATGAGATTATCAAGTTGCAAGAAGCTGGGTTCTACAGCGACGTGGACTTGGGTGATCCGTCGAATGAACTCGATGATATTGAGAAGCAGAAGAACGAAGAGACAGGTATGTCAGCGGTGCAGGACGATAGGTATCGCATACTTGAGATGCACGTTGACCTCGACTTAAAAGGTTACGAGCACAAAGATAAAGATGGTGAGCCCACAGGTATTGCGCTGCCGTATGTTGTGACTGTTGAGAAAGCGACAACTAAGATTCTTGCCATTCGCCGCAATTGGTACGAAGATGATACGCTGCACATTAAGCGCCAGCACTTTGTACATTACCAATATATACCGGGGTTTGGATTTTATGGATATGGTCTCATTCACCTTATCGGCGGATATGCGAAGAGCGCGACCATGCTCATCAGGCAGCTCGTTGATGCAGGTACGCTATCTAACTTACCGGGCGGACTCAAATCACGGGGCCTCAGAGTCAAGGGTGACGACACCCCTATCGCACCGGGAGAGTTTCGTGATGTTGATGTACCGAGTGGATCCATCAGAGACAACATCTTGCCGTTGCCTTACAAGGAACCCAGTCAGGTTCTCTTTGCCTTGTTCCAGAACATTGTGCAAGAGGGTAGACAGTTCGCTTCCGCAGGAGACATGAACGTCAGTGACATGAGTGCGCAAGCACCCGTGGGTACAACACTGGCTATTCTTGAGCGTACGTTAAAGGTGATGGGTGCAGTGCAAGCGCGTATGCACTATTCGATGCGTCAAGAGTTCCGGCTGTTGAAAGCCATCATTGCTGACTACACACCAGAAGAGTATGACTACGAGCCAGTCGATGGTTCACGTCGTGCTAAGAAGTCTGACTACGACATGGTCGCTGTGATTCCTGTGAGCGATCCAAACGCTGCGACGATGGCGCAGAAAATTGTGCAGTACCAAGCCGCACTTCAACTCGCACAGACAGCACCACAACTCTACAACTTGCCACTCCTGCACCGCCAAATGATTGAGGTGTTGGGCATCAAGAACGCAGCTAAGTTAATTCCTATCGAGGACGATGCAACGGCTACAGACCCAGTGCAAGAGAACCAGAACGTGTTGACAGGCAAACCTGTTAAGGCGTTTATTGAGCAAGATCATCAAGCTCATATTGCAGTGCACACAAGCATGCTTCAGAACCCTAAGATCATGGGCATGATCCAGCAGACCCCACAAGGTCAAGCAATCATGGCTGGCATGCAGGCTCACATCAACGAGCACTTGGCATACGCATACCGCAAAGAGATTGAGCAGACTGTGGGCCTCCTGTTACCAACAGAGGAGCAAGAAAAGAATATGGCCCCCGAAGTGGCCGCACAAGTTGCACAACTTTCTGCACAAGCATCGATGCGCATGACTCAACAAGCTCAATCAGCAGCGGCGCAACAGCAAGCCCAACAGCAAGCTCAAGACCCACTGATTCAGATGCAGCAGCAAGAGTTGCAAATCAAGATGCAAGAGCTCCAACTTAAAGCGCAGAAGCAACAGATCGATGCAGCAGCTAAAGCTGACCAGCTTCGTATTGAAGAGTCACGTATTGCGGCTCAGAAAGAAATCGCGGCTATGCAGGTTGGTGCAAGCGCAGCTGCTGCAAAAGACAAACTCGAGAAGCAACAGCTTATTGAGGGTACCAAAATTGGCGTTGATATTGCCAAGAACCGCGCTCAGATGGCCATGCAAATGGCACAAAGAACGTCCCAAAAACCTAAGAGGGAGAGAGATTGAACGACTACAAACTTTTGTCGCATATCGCTAATGAGATAGAGCGACTTAGAGCAGAGCAAGCTTTTCATCTTGCCAACGGCAGAGCCGCTGACATAGAAGAGTATCGAAGTATCTGTGGGGTGATCCGAGGCCTTAACCTAGCAGAAAACATTATTAATGACCTCGTGCAAAAAATGGAGAGATCTGATGACTGAATTTAACATCGCTGCCGTAGACCTGTCTGGCATTCTTAACAAGCCCTCTGAAGACAAAGCTAAGCAGTTGCCTGACCCACGTACATTTCACATTTTGTGTGTGGTGCCTGAAGCTATGCAAGAGTATGCAGAGAGCGAAGCTGGGATTATTAAATCTAGCCAATCTATGCACTTTGAAGAAGTACTTACCCCCGTTCTATTTGTCGTCAAGCTTGGGCCTGACTGCTACAAAGACACCACTCGGTTCCCTAGCGGCCCGAGTTGCAAGGAAGGTGATTTCATCATCGTCCGACCAAATTCAGGCACCCGTCTGAAGATTCATGGCCGTGAATTCCGCATCCTCAATGATGATTCGGTTGAAGCAGTTGTGGAAGACCCCCGTGGTATTACACGTGCAGCATAAGGAGCTAACACATGGCACAAACTGAGTTTAAAGATGACTTTAAGTTTCCTCATGAAGTAGATGAAGAAGCTAAGGGTAAACCCGAAGTAGAAGAAGATGATGGCGGATTTGAAGTAGAAATTGAGGATGACACCCCACCAGAAGACCGTGGCCGCAGGCCCATGAAGGCGCAGGTGGAAGATGTTACCGAGAATGAACTATCCGAATACGACGAAAAAGTCCAAGCCCGTATCAAGAAATTAGGTAAGGGCTACCACGACGAGCGACGTGCCAAAGAAGAAGCACTGCGCGAGCGCGAGGCGGCTGAGAATATGACCAAGCAATTGTGGGAGCAAAACCGCAAGTTGCAAGAACAAGTATTGCTTGGGTCAAAAGCGTACATTGAGCAGTCAAAGAGTTCCGCTGAAATGGAATTTGAGAACGCCAAAAAGAAATACAAAGAGGCTTATGAGTCCGGAGATTCCGATGCTGTGGTAGATGCACAAGCAGAAGTTTCACGGGCAACACTGAATTTAGACAAAGTTCAGAACATGAGGCCTTTACAAGTCGAAGAAAATGAAGTACAAATACAACAACGTAGTACAAATCAACCTTCTGTTACCCCAAAAGATCAAAGTTGGATGCAGAAAAACACTTGGTTTGGTACCGATCCTGAAATGACAGCTTCCGCCCTCGGGTTGCATCAGAAGTTGGCTAAGGAACACGGTGCTGGCTTTGTGGGGTCTGATGACTACTACAAACGAGTAGACGCTACAATGCGTAGACGATTTCCTGAGTATTATGAAGATGCTCAGAGCTATGAAGATGACGCCCCTTCTAAAAAGGCATCAGAACCGGCTTACGAGGATGAACCTCCGCGCCGTGCAACAAAACCCGCTACTGTTGTGGCTCCGGCCTCACGTAGCACTCCGCCTAATCGTATTAGGCTGAAGGCATCTGAAGCAGCGATCGCTCGCCGTCTTGGGGTTCCTTTGGAAGAATACGCTAAACAGGTTGCTCAACTTAAAAGAGGTTAAAAATGGATCAAGTATTGACGTCTGGAAAGACACAAAATCGCGCTTCACGTGAACTAGACACTCGGGAAACGTTCGCTCGCCCAGCGGCGTGGCGTCCTCCTGAGACACTGCCTATGCCTGACGACCGTCCCGGTTGGACTCATAGGTATGTACGTATTAGTACCATGGGAACTGCCGATCCAAGTAACATCTCTTCAAAGTTACGCGAAGGATACGAACCCTGCAAAGGTGAAGACTATCCCGAGCTCATGATGCACGCTTCCACTGAAGGTCGCTTTAAAGGCAACATTGAAGTGGGCGGTTTATTGCTCTGTCGTATTCCAACCGAGTTCATGGATCAACGATCCAAGTACTACGAGAACCTAAACAAGTCTCAGGTGGATTCAGTGGACAATAATTTCCTTCGTGAAAATGATCCTAGGATGCCTCTTTTCTCCGAGAAGAGAACCAAGGTCACTTTCGGTTCTGGTACTTAAATTTAGGAGTCCTTTATGGCTTATCCGGTTGTTGATGCCCCTTACGGGCTAAAACCGATCAATCTGATCGGAGGTCAGGTATTTGCGGGTTCTACTCGTGATTACCCGATCACTAACGGTTACAGCACGGCTATTTTCTACGGCGATTACGTAGGATTGTCTCGTGGTGAAATCGTGCGTCTGTCTGTGTCTACTGGCACAGCAGGCAATCAAACAGGTATCTTCTTGGGATGCCGTTACACAAACCCCGTCACTAAACAGTTGACTTTCTCGCAATACTGGCCCGCATCAACTGCGGCTGGTGATGCAGTAGCTATTGTTGCTGATGATCCTGACCAAGTGTTCAAGGGTGTTGTTTGTTCTGCTACTACCGCTGTTGCTTCTGGCGCTCGCGCTATGATTGGTCAAAACTTGGCCATGATTAACAACACAGGTAGCACTACAACTGGCAATTCTAAGAACGCCATTCTCGCACCTAGCGATACGCCTGCCACCACTTCTTCCTTGCCCGTCCGCGTGCTTGGTTTGGTGCCTGATACGGCTGTTTCACTTGGAACTGTGACTTACACCAGCATTTCTACCGCTACTGTAACTTGCTCGGCTCTGCCGTTTGCGTTACCCGTTGGTACAGACGTTGGCTCGTTGGACTCTTCTGGAAACTATGTTTCTTCGGGTTCTTTCGTCGACACCGCCGCATCTGCCGGTGCTACATCGTTTATTTTGAACCAAGCTCCTGTTGCTACATTGAACACTACTATTGTGTTGATGCAGTACCCAGAAATTCTGGTCAAGATCAACTTTGGTCAGCATCAGTATTATGCTGGTACCAGCATTGCTTAAGGAGTAACTTAAAATGGCAATTTCACGCGCACAACTACTTAAGGAACTCCTCCCCGGCCTGAACGCATTGTTCGGTATGGAGTATGCTCGTTACGGCGAAGAGCACAAAGAACTCTACGAAACAGAGACCTCTGAGCGTTCCTTCGAAGAAGAGACCAAGCTGTCTGGCTTCTCTGCTGCACCTGTTAAGAACGAGGGCTCTGCCATCGCTTATGACAATGCACAAGAGGCATGGACAACTCGCTATAACCACGAAACCATCGCTTTAGGCTTCTCCATCACTGAAGAAGCTGTGGAAGATAACTTGTATGACTCTTTGTCAGCTCGTTACACCAAAGCATTGGCTCGCGCTATGGCTTACACCAAGCAGGTTAAAGCTGCCGCCGTTATCAACAACGGTTTTAGCTCAGCCTATGTTGGTGGTGATGGTGTACCTTTGTTCAGCACTGCTCACCCCCTGATTTCTGGTGGCACTAACAGCAATCGTCCTTCTACAGCCGCTGACTTGAACGAGACTTCTTTGGAAGCCGCCGTTATTCAAATCGCTGCTTGGACAGACGAGCGTGGTCTTTTGATCGCTGCTAAGCCTAAGAAATTGATTGTTCCCCCAGCTCTGCAATTCGTTGCTACTCGTTTGTTGGAAACCAGCCTCCGCGTTGGTACAACTGACAACGATATCAATGCGTTGAAGAACAACGGTTCAATCCCTGAAGGCTACACCATTAACCACTACCTGACCGACACAAACGGCTGGTATTTGACTACTGATGTGCCTAACGGTCTGAAGCATTTCATCCGCTCTCCTTTGGAGAACAAGATGGACGGTGACTTTGACACAGGTAACGTTCGTTACAAAGCCCGCGAGCGTTATAGCTTCGGCTGGTCTGATCCATTGGGTACCTTCGGTTCACCCGGTTCAGCCTAATATTTCTTAGGAAATATTTGAAGGGGGGCCTTGTGCCCCCTTTTCTTTTGGTGTATATTGACTTTAATCCGGGCTTTCCGGTGCATCAAACAGTCCCGGCTGACGACATACAGATTGATGCACTTAACTTGTATGTAAGGAAAAATCATGGGATTCGCATCACACCTTGGCCCTTGGCTGCTCGGCACTGTTAAAAACACTACTGGCACTACTGCTGGCACGATCCGCAATATGGGCGCAACTGTTGTTACACAGACTGGCCTGACCACTGTTAGCGATACAACTGCTACTACAGAGTTTGTTTTGCCTGCTGGCGCACAAATCATAGAATTTTTTGTAGACATTACCACCGCTTACGCTGGTACTACTGGTAACACCATCACTATTCAAACCGCCGCTGGTAACTCTTTGGCTACTGTTGGTGGTGCTACAACTACACCTTTGGCTGTTGGCCGCGCAACTGTGACTGTTACAGGCGCACAGATTGGTACATACCTGAATGTTGGCTCAACTGACTTAATCGTTCAAGCAATCTACGCTTGTGCTGGTACAGCCAGCGGCGGTGCTGCTACGATTACATGCGTGTACGTTGTGCGTGAATCTAACGGCGCTGCTAACCCCAGCCAAGTCTAATTAGTCTAGGGGGCTTCGGCCCCTTTCTTAAAGGAGATTAATTATGATGCAGACAGACGTAAAAGCCTCTCATTTAGAGGCAACTGGCACGGCGGTCTCTGGCCGTACTAGGATTAAAGGCTATCAGTTTTTGACTGGTGGTACTGCTGGCGATATTGAATTTCGTGACGGTGGTTCTGGTGGCCCTATTCGTTTGCAATTTAATATTGCTACTACGCCAACAAATCCGTTGTCGTTTACGGTACCCGGCGAGGGCGTTTTGTTTTATACAGATGTCCACATAACTTTGCCTACAAACGCAAAAATCACGGTGTTTTATGGCTAAGAGCGCAGCATGGCAGAGGAAAGAAGGCAAGAACCCCGAGGGTGGCTTGAACGCCAAGGGACGAGCCTCCGCCAAAGCGCAAGGCATGAATTTGAAACGTCCCCAGCCCGAAGGCGGCTCCCGGCGCGACTCTTTCTGTGCGAGGATGAGCGGAATGAAAAAGAAACTGACCAGCGCAAAGACAGCGAACGATCCGGATTCACGGATCAATAAATCTTTGAGGGCTTGGAACTGCGCGGAAGGTGGCTATGTAACTGCGGCTGATGGCTGCGCTACACAAGGCAAGACAAGAGGGCGGATGGTATGACCCAGCATGACACAGCTAAAGCAGTCGCAGATGGCGCAGCAGTCTTAACGACTGTTGGTGTTATGGCTACGTGGCTACCACCTTTGGCTTCTCTGTTCACAATTATTTACCTCGGTCTTCGCATCTGGGAGTCTGATACTGTTCGTGAAGTAACCAAGCGCAAAAAGGCCACAAATGCCAGCGAAGAGTGAAAAACAAAAGCAGTTCATGGACGCGGCTGCACATAACCCAAAGTTTGCAAAGGCTGCGGGCGTACCGGTATCGGTTGCTAAAGAATTTAGCGGCGCGAGCAAAGGAATGAAGTTTGGTAAGGACACAAATACGTCCCGCCCCGATCTTCAAAAAGTTAACAAACCTAAGACACTTCATGGCAAGATGTCAATCATGAAAGAAGGCGGTGATACTATGGCGAGCAAAATGAATCCCGGGTTTATGGCAATGATAGCCAAGAAAAAAGCCGGAGCTAAAGCAGGTGGCAAAGCAGAAATGCCGATGAAAAAGATGGCCGCTGGCGGTTCCGCCTCTAAACGCGCTGATGGTGTTGCTGTTAAAGGCAAGACCAAAGGTAAGATGATGTCTAAGGGCGGCAAAGCCTGCTAATCTAAGGAGCTAAACATGAAACGTTATAACGGTGAAGATGGTAGTAAAGTTGAAATGGATCCTGAAGAAGCGGCTAACAAAAGCACAGAGGGTATGTTGTCAAACCCCAACGCTAAAGAGTTTGGTGATGCCGGTACTTCTGAAACAGCAAAAGCTACGCCTAAAGCTACCCCCAAGGCTGCCCCTAAAGCCGCCCCTAAGCCCGTTGCTAAGTCTGAGTCTAAGCCCGCCGCTAAAGCAGCCCCTGTTGATGTGACTAAGCTCTCTGTGGCTGAACGCAGAAAATTAAGTCGTGAAAACCCATCCGTCAGCGGCCCAACTGATACACGTTCAGTTAGCCAACGTTTACGCTCTGCTTTTGGCATGAAAAGCGGTGGTGCAACTAAGATGGCTTCCGGTGGTATGACTTCTTCAGCTTCTAAACGCGCCGACGGTATTGCTGTAAAAGGTAAGACTCGCGGCAAAATGTGTTAAGGAAATATCATGGCTGACTACGCAAAAGAGTTACGGGACATGCAAGAAAGAGTAGAACAGTCAGATAGCGGAATGATGCGTTCTAATGAGACAAAAGCACGCCTAAGAAATCTATCTGAACGTATACGGCAGGCTGAGTCTGCAGGTGCCGGTCGTGGTAAGCAAGGCGGCCCTACAGCTAAAGAACTAGCAGACTATGAGCGTAAACAAGATGCTGGTATTTATACCAAGGAAAAAGGTAAACCACCATCTCCCCGTGAGATGGCTAAGGGTGGTATGACCGCCTCTAGCCGTGCTGATGGCTGCTGTACCAAGGGTAAGACACGTGGAAAGATGATGTAATCATGATAGCCAGCCGTGGAATGGGAGCCATCTCCCCCAGCAAAATGCCCAAAGGCAAGCGTAAAGCTCGTCGGGATGACACTGATTTCACGCAGTATGCTGAAGGTGGTAAAGTTAACGCTGCTGGTAATTACACTAAACCCAGTCTTCGCAAGAGGATCGTGTCCCAAGTAAAGTCCGCAGCAACGCAGGGTACCGGCGCAGGTCAGTGGTCAGCCCGCAAAGCTCAGCTAGTTGCCAAGAAGTACAAGGCGGCTGGCGGGGGTTATCGAGATTGAAAGCGCCTCAAAAATCCCTTAAAGATTGGGGCGACCAAAAATGGAGAACCAAAAGTGGTAAAAAATCTTCTGACACTGGTGAAAGATACCTTCCAAAAGCTGCGATCAAAAGTCTCAGCCCTGCTGAGTACGCTGCGACGACCAAAGCCAAGCGAGCAGGAAAAGCCGCCGGTAAACAATTCGTAGCCCAACCCAAAACAATTGCAAAGAAAACGGCGGGATTTAGATGACTACTTCTGGAGTTGCAGCGTTTAATCTTGACCTCAATGAGATTGTTGAGGAAGCGTTTGAGCGTGCGGGCTCAGAGCTTCGTACAGGCTACGACTTACGTACAGCTCGCCGTTCGTTGAACTTGCTGTTTGCTGACTGGGCAAACCGTGGCATTAACATGTGGACGTTTGAGCAGGGTACGCTTACCTTAACCCAAGGTTTGGCTACTTACGCACTACCAACTGATACAGTAGACTTACTAGAACATGTAATCCGTACGGGTGAAGGTAACGTTTCTACGCAGTCTGACTTAACAATCACACGTATTAGTGTTTCTACTTATGCCACGATCCCCAACAAACTACAACAAGCCCGCCCAATTCAGGTGTGGTTCCAGCGTTTAGATGGCCAAACATCGTCCATAGGGACTACATTAAATGGTGGAATTTCTGCCACAGCCACTACGATTACGCTAACTTCTACTGCTGGTCTAGCCACAAATGGATTTGTTCTGATTGAGAACGAGACAGTGCAGTACGGGTATATTGACGGCAATCAGTTGATGAATTGCTTCCGTGGACAGAACAACACAACCGCAGTGGCGCACTCAACCGCAGTCGCTGTTTACTCACAAAACTTGCCATCCGTAACTGTTTGGCCGACTCCTGATGGATCACAAACCTACCAATTCGTTTATTGGCGCATGCGCCGTATTGATGACGCAGGCAATGGCACTCGGACTATGGATGTACCTTTCCGTTTCTTGCCCTGCTTGGTTGCTGGACTCGCCTATTACCTTGCACTTAAGGTAGAGAACGGCGCTCAGCGCTTGGAAGTCCTTAAAGCTCAATACGATGAAGCTTGGCAGTTAGCTGCGGGTGAAGATCAGGAACACGCCTCCTTGCGATTTGTTCCGCGTCAAATGTATATTGGTGGTGGTTCGTAAATGGGCAGCAGGTTTGCTTCCGGTAAGAACAGTATCGCTATGTGCGATCGCTGTGGATTCCAGTTCAAACTTACAAAGCTTCGTAAAGAAATTAAAAAGACCAAGATTTATAATTTGCTTGTGTGTCCTGAGTGCTGGGATCCAGATCAGCCGCAGTTGCAATTGGGTATGTACCCGGTGGATGATCCGCAAGCAGTACGCAATCCGCGTAGGGATACAACCTACTATACGGCTGGTACAAACGGTCTGCAGATAGTAAACTCAAATAGCACCGATCAAAACGCGGCTGGGTTTACAACAGGTGGTTCTCGGGATATTCAGTGGGGCTGGAATCCGGTTGGTGGGTCAAGGAATTTTGATAGTGTGTTAACACCAAACTACTTGGCATTAGGCGTACAAATTGGTACAGTAACGATACAAATAGGAGTCTAATATGGACAAGAAAGATTTAGCTCAAGACAAAAAGATGATTAAGTCTGCTGTCGGTAAGCACGAGAAAAACATGCATCCCGGCAAGAAGCCTACAAAGCTTAAAGCTGGTGGCCCTACAACCGATGACCGCATGCGCTTAGGACGTAACCTGTCCCGCGCCGCAAATCAAGGGAAATAATCATGGCTAAATTTAGTAAAAAAGTAATGGGTAAAGAAGTTGGCGATGCCGCCACTTATGCTGCACCGCACAAAATGAATGGCAAGCCTCTGGTAATGTCGACTAACCCCGGCAAGGATTCCAGCATTAGCAGCCTTAGCACCATGAAGATGAGTGTTGGTAACTACAACAACGGCCAGAATGAAACTAAAACTTCAGGCATTAAAGTTCGCGGTACAGGTGCTGCGACTAAAGGCTTGATGGCCAGAGGCCCAATGGCATGAATTACGCTGAACTCAGCGCTGCTATTCAAGCGTACACGGAGAACACGGAAGCAGATTTCGTGGCTAATATCCCCGTGTTTGTTGAGCAGGCTGAGCAGCGTATTTACAACTCTATGCAGTTCCCGTCCATTCGTAAGAACGTGACGGGCTCAGTATCAACTAACAACAAATATTTGGGTTGCCCAAGCGACTTCTTGGCTGTGTACTCAATGGCAGTTGTGGATGGTACGGGTGCGTATGAGTACTTGCTAAATAAAGACGTTAACTTTATTCGCCAAGCGTATCCCGTTCCTACAGACACAGGCTTACCACGATACTATGCACTGTTTGGCCCCCAGAGTAATGACGTTAACGAGTTAACGTTTATTGTTGGCCCAACACCAGATGCTACATACGTTGTGGAGCTTCACTATTACTACTACCCACCGTCTATTGTGACTGCAAGTACTACATGGCTTGGCGATAACTTTGACTCTGTACTGTTGTACGGCTCATTGGTTGAAGCTTATACCTACATGAAGGGCGAGCAAGATATGATGGCGTTGTATAACGGCAAATATCAAGAAGCCGTTGCTCTAGCAAAACGTTTGGCCGATGGTATGGAGCGTCAAGACGCGTATCGTTCTGGACAGTTCCGACAAAAGGTGACTTGATATGGCAATTTCGCAAACAGCAACCACTAGCTTTAAAGTTGAACTGCTTCAAGCGGTTCATAACTTTGGCCCAACATCGCCCAACACTTTTAAAGTGGCGCTGTTTACAGCCGCAGCAAATCTCAGTGCAACTACTACTGCATACACAGTAGGAATGACGGGTGAAGTGGCTAGTGGCGGCGGTTACACAACCGGTGGAAACACACTGGTAATTTCAATATCACCAACTTCTGGCAACAATTCTAGTAGTGTTCCTACAGCGTTTATTTCGTTCAGTAATACAAGTTGGACAAACGCCACATTTACAGCGCGTGGTGCATTGATTTACAACGACTCTGTTGCAGGTGACCCGTCTGTTGCTGTGCTGGACTTTGGTTCAGACAAGACAGTAAACAACGATACTTTCCAAATCATCTTCCCAACCCCCGATGCCAACAGCGCCATTGTGCGCATCTCTTAAGGATTAATCATGCATACAGAAAAAAGCACCGCCCAAGACACCGTGTCTGCTGGCATAGCAGTTCGCCCCCGTAGCGCTGAAGGCGTTGGTGCTGGCGGTGTTTACACAGTTGTTTGCCACGATGCAAGTGGCAATATGAAGTGGTCTGACAGCTTCCATAACTTGGTTGTCAACCAAGGCTTGCAAGACATGAACTCTAAGTATTTCAGCGGCTCCGGTTACACGGCTGCTTGGTACTTGGGTCTGGTGACTGGCCCCGGTTCTGGTAACACTTATCTCCCTGCTAATACACTTGCTTCTCATGCAGGCTGGACAGAAAACACAGCTTACACAGGCAACCGCAAGGCGGCTACGTTTGGCACAGCAACTACGGCAGACCCTTCGGTCATTAACAACGCTGTAGCCACCGGCGGAACACCCGCCGTATTCACAATGAACGCAAATGCTCAGAATATTGCAGGTGCGTTTTTGTGCTCTGTATCTTCTGGCACATCTGGCATTTTGTTCTCTGTAGGGAACTTTACCGGCGGTAACAAGACTGTGGACAGTGGCGATACATTAACTGTTACATACGAATTCTCTCTCGACGCTGTTTAATCAGGTAATGCGGTGTTTGGAGATGTTGCTTTTGCTCAGACACCCTTTGCCGCTTTAGGCGGCAATGCCGTTTTTGTCTCTTTATCAGAGGCGGCTTCCGCATCGGCAGTAGTCGACGCCCTTACCAATTATGGTGGGCTTATAAACGAGAGTTCCACCGTTGCTAATACCTTCTCTGTTTTGGGCAACATGACTGCTACGCAGGCAGAGACATCTCAGACATCAGCTACGCAAAGCGCATCTGGCGCAATGCTCGCAACCCAAGCAGAAACGGCTACGGCGTCAGATAGTCAGACAGCGGCAGGCGCATTCCTAGCGGCAATTACTGCCAGTGCCTCAGCTTCTGATACGGTTACTGCGGTCGGTGCTTTGCAAGGCGCAATCAGTGAGTTGGCCTCGGGCGCGGATTCGTACGCTAGCGCCGCTGGATTTTTTGCGGCAGTGGCGGAGACTTGTACGGCTACAGCTTCTCAAACAGCAGTTGGCGCATTTTTAGCGGCTATTACAGAACAGGCTACGGCATCTGCGATAGTCACAGCTAGGTCGGATGTGTTGGCGGCTCTTTCTGAATCAGCTAGGGCATCTAACACTCAAGCCGCACAAGCGGCATTCTTTGCCGCGTTGAACGAGTCCGCCACTGCATTGGATAGGATAACGACAAGTGCTGGGTACTTTGTGGCGGTTGCCGAAGGTGCAACTGCATCTAATTCACAGACGGTTCAGGTTCAATTCCTTGGTAGTATTGCTGAGTTCGCCACCGCTGTTGATAACCTCACTGTCTTAAAAACCGTAAACGCTCGCCCAGACGGGATTCAGTTGATTGTTTCTATTGGCGACGTACTTGTTTGGGCTGTAATAGATGACAGCCAGAACGCAAACTGGCAAAATATCAATAGTGCGCAAAGCGCAGGTTGGGTGTTGATTTCCAACCCCTCTACCCCCGGGTGGAATGACCTACCATCGTAAGGATAAAAAATGGCTTTAGTACTAAAAGACCGGGTCAAACAAGCGGCTGCCGCACCGGGCACTGGCACCATTACGTTGGGTGCTACAGCTACAGGTTTTCAATCTTTTGCTTCGGTTGGCAACGCCAACACAACTTACTTTGCAATTGTTGACCCAGTCTCGGGTGATTGGGAAGTTAACTATGGCACTTACACGTCTTCCGGTACAACGCTGACTCGTAACGCTACGCCGTTGTCTTCTTCGGCTGGTGGAGCACTAGTCAATTTCACTGGCGCAGTAGATGTGTTTGTTACATACCCATCCTCACGGTCGGCGTATCAAAACGAAGCAGGAACGCAAGTAGTTCAACAGTCTTTTGGCGCGATTACAGCTACCTCTGCTGCACTGACTACAGGCACAATTACCACGGCTCCTGTTAACAACACAGACATTGTTAACAAACAGTACGCTGACGCGATTGCATCTGGCATCCACTTCCACGAAGCGGTGAACTTGGCGACTACCGCAGCACTGCCAGCCAACACATACAACAACGGAACTTCTGGGGTAGGGGCAACGCTTACAGGAAACGCCAACGGCGCTCTGTCTGTGGATTCAACGCTTACTGTTGTTTCAGAAAGAATCTTAGTCAAGAACGAAGCAGCCGGTGCAAATAACGGTGTGTACACCGTGACGCAAGTTGGCTCCGCTGGAACACCCTACATCTTGACCCGCGCCACAGACTTTGATTCCGTTGGAACCGGCGTTAACGAGATCGACGAAGGCGACTTCTTCTTGGTGACTAGCGGCACGGCCAACGTCAATACCGCTTGGGTACAGCAGACTCCTCCCCCCATAACGATTGGCACAACCGCACTTGTGTTTCAGCAGTTCTCTGCGCCCATCACCTATACGGCTGGCACAGGACTGAGCGAGTCTCCAACATACACATTTAACATTGCCAACACCGGCACTGCGGGCACATACGGCTCATCTTCTTTTGTGCCGGTGTTCGTCACCAACGCGCAAGGTCAGGTCACATCTGTAACCAATACAGCGATTGCAATTAACGGCTCTGCGGTGTCGGGCAACATTTCTGGCTCTGCTGGCTCGGTCGCTAACGCATTGACGCTCGGTACATATTTGACGGGCGGTACATACAACGGCTCTGGGGCTGTGACGGCCACAGTGGATGCGACCTCTGCTAACACGGCTTCTAAGGTTGTTGCTCGTGATGCGTCTGGTAACTTCTCGGCTGGGACAATTACAGCGACTTTCTCTGGTAACACAACATCTGCAACAAACCTTGCAGGCGGCGCAGCCAATCAGATTCCCTACCAAACAGGTTCAGGCGCAACAGCGTTCATCACTGCAGCCTCTGGCACAAATACGGTTCTGAGCTTCAACGGCTCTGCGTTTACATGGTCTGCTGGAACAATCTCTGGCGTACCGCTTGGCTCTAACTTGAATAGCTTAACGGCAGGCACATACCTGACCGGCACAGCATACAACGGCTCGGCTGCACAGACGTGGACAGTGGACGCCACATCTGCAAACACAGCTTCCAAAGTAGTGGCACGGGATGCTTCTGGTAACTTCTCTGCCGGTACGATTACTGCGACTCTGAGTGGTAACGCAACTTCGGCCACTAATTCAACTACCACTTCTCAACGCGCATTCTCTGATGACATCAGCACCACCGGGCAAGGTAGGTTTACGGGCTGGTATTCAGGAAACGCCGCAACAGGATTTGCTGTTGAAGTTGGCGTGTCAGGCGGTCAAGGGTACATTATTCCTTACGACCGTAACACTAATACCTATGGCATACTAAATATTAGTACCTCAAGCACGCTTAACTTGAACGGCGGAAGTGCTGCGCTTCAACTATCTGGGTCTGTTGCCAATGTTACCGGAGCGTTGCAACAAGGTGGCAGTCAAGTCCTCACCGCTGCAAACTACAACAGCTACGCCCCCACACTGACAGGTACAGGCGCTTCGGGTACTTGGGGTATTAACATTACGGGGTCTTCAGGATCTACTTCGGGTAACGCGGCGACAGCAACTGCGCTGTCAAGCGGTCAATCCAATTGGGTTGGTACAGGGGTTATCAACAATGTCGTTGGTATGCTGGCGTGGAAAAACTACGGTAACTCCCACGTTATTTTTGATGCTTCCGCAGGCACATCCCCAAGTGGCGGTGCAGTAAATAACACTAATTCAGCGGCGGCTTGGTCTTCCACATATCCCACATTGATGGGATGGAACGGAGCTAACACTTATGGTGTTCGTGTTGACTCTGCACGTATTTCAGACAGCACAAGCGGCTCAGCGGGATCAGTTGATTTTGCCAACCTGACAAACAAAGCAAGCGGCACAGGAACGTACACAACCAGCGGTGACTACCGCGCCCCCATCTTCTACGACAGCAACGACACCACATACTACTTAGACCCCAATTCAACTACTTCAGCAATTCTTGCGGGTAGTGTCGGTGTTGGATCTTTGTCCCCCGTAAATACTGCTTTTGGCACTGCGTCTACCACCAAACAAATAGGTATTCAGGGCGCCAACTACGGTGTATTGAATATACAAGGCACTGCAGGAACCCCTGCGTATTATTCAATGGGCGTGGGAGACGGCCATTTTTATGCCGCATACAACAACCTCGCAGGTATCCACGGACTAACTTTTTTGGGGGCTAACGCAGGGTTTAACAACGTCACAAATCCCGCGTACAACATTCACTTGGCGGGGACAGGTTACGCAACGTCCGATTGGCGTGCCCCCATCTTCTACGACAGCGACAACACCGCTTACTACTTAGACCCTGCAAGCACATCAGAGTTAAACAAGGTCTACTACAACTCCAACATGGTTTCTAGGAACTATGGCATTGGACAAGTTGGCCTTTACGATTCAACTAAATACCAAGCCGTGTTTTCAATGGGGGAAGCCTATATTCTCCCCGCCAACGGAACGACCACAGGTAACTTGTACGGTATTGCTTGGTCACACCCAAATGCTGGCGGCGCTGCGGCAAACCTTGCTTCCCACGGCATACTCATGCTTGAGAACGGTGGGTTTCAAGGTGCTTGGGGCGGCGGTAGTTTAAGAACCCCCTCGGATGTGCGCGGCACGCTTTTCTACGACTATAGCAATACCGGCTACTACGTAGACCCTGCAAGCACGTCAAATTTAAACACTATTACTGTTAACGGAAGCAGTAATTATTATGCAAGTAACTATTTTTATTCTAACCAAAACACTTCAGGATCTAACCCACCATTACAGGCTTACTCAAACAATGCTAGCGGTGCAATCATGGCCTTCCACCGTGGCGGCTACTACGCCATCAACATGGGCCTTGATTCGGATAACATATTCCGTCTTGGCGGTTGGTCTGCCCCTGCAAACCTTTTGCAGATAACAATGGCCGGTGCTTTGACAATGGCAAGTACTGTTGCTGGTACAAACATTACATCCGGCGGTAACGTAACAGGCTCTTCCGCTTCTTGTACAGGCAACGCTGCAACAGCCACAACAGCCACCAATCAGTCAGGCGGCACGGTTAGCGCAACTTCCGTAATTGCTTCTTCGTATGTTGAAACTGCAGGGCCATACTATCGTCAGGCTGCTAGCAAAGGTTATTTAAACGGGCAGTATCCAACTTACGAAAACGGTAGTACATCAGGCGCTATTTACAGTATTGGCGGCTCATATGTTCCCGGCACTACATCGCTTGGTAACATGTACGGTGTTGGCTACACAGTTGGAAACATATCGGGTATTGGCATAATTGGTAATTGGGGTTTTTACGTTGCTTCCAATGGCGTAGCACGTATTTTCTTAGATTCCGATGCCGGTGTTGGTTACGCAACAGGTTCGTTCCGCGCATCGCTTTTCTACGACTACGACAACACCGCTTACTACTTAGATCCTGCCAGTACTTCAAACTTAAACAATGTGCAGATCGTAACGCTTGGCGTGGGTACAGCAGGTTCCGGTACAACAGGTGAAATTCGCGCAACGGCTAACGTCACGGCTTATTATTCTTCAGACATCAAGTTTAAGACAAACGTGCGCACGATTCCCAATGCCATAGAAACCGTTGAAAGCATTGGTGGCAAGTTGTTTGATTGGAACGACGAATACATTGAAGAACACGGCGGTGAAGACGGTTACTTCGTCCAAAAAGAAGACTTTGGCGTAATTGCCCAAGACGTCCAAGCAGTGTTCCCAGTTGCAGTTCGCACTAGACCAGACGGCTCTCTCGCGGTAGACTACGAAAAGCTCAGTGCGCTGGCTTTTGCGGCAGTGGCCGAATTATCAACTCGTGTTAAATCTCTTGAAGCAAGGATCTAAAAATGGCAATCACATACACATGGGCCGTCACCGGCATGAAAGTAACCACAGTCGGCACTGAGTCCGACTACGTTGTTCAGACCTATTGGAATAAAATTGGCACGGACGAGAACGGCAACACCGGCACATTCAGCGGTGCTACGCCCTTGGATCCCGATCCAGCGCAGCCAAACTTCATCCCTTATGACCAACTGACGCAAGAAATTGTGATTGGTTGGATTCAGCCTTTTGTTACAGGCAGCTACGAAGAACACGTAAATGGCGTGATTGCAGAGCAAATTGCTCTTAAAATTGACCCCGTGACTCAGCCTGATTTACCTTGGGCTGAACCCACACCAACTCCACCAACACCTTAATAGGAACCTGCATGAACGACAAAATCAACATTGGCGAAGTAACCGTACAAGATTTCAACATCATCATGAAACAGTTGTCTTCCGGACAATTGGGTGAGTGCATTGATCTGTTTATGCGACTGAGCAAGATGGGACAAGACTTCCAAGCCGCTCAACAAAACGGTATTCGCCCACCCCCACCAAGCGCCGCTGAATTAGCAAAATAAAAGCTTAAAGGATTCCCTATGCCCGCCGGACTTAGCAACACAGCCCTACTGGATCTTCCCCTTCCAGTTGAAGGCTACTTTGATGGCTCATGGGGCGATCTGGTTAACAACGCGCTGACCAACTACTTGGACATTGCAATCGCAGGTACGTCCACTTTTACGGGTGACGGCGCAGTCACGCTTGATAACACTGCCGGTGATGACACAGTTTCAAACATCACAGCAAACTCTGGGCAGTACGCCATCATCAAGGTGGCAGGTACGCTGACCACAACCAAGATCATCACAGTCGGTACGGTTAGTTCCCCCGCTGTAAGTAAAATCTACGTGGTGGACAATGCCGCTACTGGCGGTGTGGTAACTTTCAAAGCTTATGGCCAGACGGGTATCTCCGTAGCTGTAGGCGAGAAGTGTGTTGTGTATTTCAACGGCACAGACTTTGTTAAAGTGGCTTCAAGCGTAGCCGACGGCGTTACAAGCGTCAGCGGTACAGGCACAGTCAACGGGATAACCCTTACAGGCACAGTCACAAGCACAGGCAGTTTGACCCTTGGCGGCACGTTAGCCAACGTAAACCTGACATCTCAAGTCACGGGCACATTGCCGATTGCCAACGGCGGTACAGGCACAACATCTACAACTTTTGCCAACCTGACAACCAACGTAACCGGCACTCTTCCAGTGGCCAACGGCGGTACGGGCGTGACTACTTCCACGGGTACAGGCAATGTGGTGTTGTCAACTGCACCAACACTTACAAGTCCTGTACTCGTAACCCCTGTTCTTGGCACCCCTGCTTCTGGTAATTTCAGTTCAGGCACATTTACTTGGCCGACGTTTAACCAAAACACAACGGGCACTGCTGCGGGATTGTCTGCAACGTTAGTGGTCGGTAGTGGTGGTACTGGAACTACAACGTCAACCGGCACAGGAAGCGTGGTTCTTTCTGCAAGCCCTACGCTTAGCGGTACACCACTTGCGCCCACTGCTACTACAGGCACAAACACAACTCAGATTGCAACCACAGCGTTTGTCCAGAACCAGATTGGCGCTATTGCTTCTGGCGTAGTTTCTTTCAGTGCTGGCACAACTGGGTTAACTCCCGCAACGGCAACTTCAGGCGCAGTCACATTAAGCGGTACACTAGCTGTAGCAAATGGTGGTACGGGGGGTTCGACTTCAACTGGCTCCGGCGCTGTAGTGTTGGCAACTTCGCCAACGTTGGGAACACCTATCCTTGGTACACCGCAGTCTGGCAATTTCAGCACCGGCACATTTACTTGGCCTACGTTTAACCAAAACACAACAGGTAATGCGGCTACTGCTACAACAGCGACCACCGCGACCACGGCTACAACAGCGACCACGGCTACAACAGCGACCACTGCTAATAGCACGCCCCTGCTTCAAACAACAAACTTCAGCATCTCTGAGGTCGGCGGTAAACTTGTTTTTAAATACGGCGCAACTACAATTGCAAGCATGACAAGTGCTGGTGTATTTACAACTATCAGCGACATCACCGGCAACGGCACACCTTAATAGGAGCATTTAAATGGCAGTCTCTCTTGTATCAACGGGAATTCAATTTCCCGACTCAACTATTCAGACCACTGCGGCTACTGGTAGTTCGCCAAAATGGATATTTATAAGTAATTCAGCAGCGTCGGGGGGTACTGCGGTAGAAATTCAATTATCGAGTAGCTATCTGGTATATAAAATATTTTACACCGGGTTTTACACAAACTCTAACGGCGCGCTTGAATGCCAATTTTCAGCCGATAGCGGCGCTAGTTACTATACTACGGGGTATCAATGGGGCACAATAGGTGGCAATCCTGTAACTGCGCAATCAACTTCTGGCCAAGCGTCGGGGCGAATTTGCGAAGGCAATATCAATAGCGGTAATCAACCATCTACGGGCGTATATGGCGAATTAACTATATATCCCGGAAATTCAACGGATTTTAACCGCCCTACACTTGGCGGATTTTCAGTTCCCTTTAACGGTGGGCGAGTTCCGTTTTTTGCAGGAGTTACATTGGCCACAAACACAACAATTAACCGTATTAAATTTATAATGAATACTAGTGTCGGAATGTTCGGTAATTTCTCTTTGTACGGTATTAGTAATGTTTGATGAATACTTCTGTTGCAATGAGTGGTAATTTTTATTTATACGGCATTCCAACTTAAAGGCTCTAAAAATGACAAGCGAATTTTTTAAAATAGTAGAAGGCGAGCGTGTTGATTTAACAGCAGCAGAAATTGAAGAAGTCTTGCGCCGCCGCGCAGACACTTCGTATGACGCTGAGTTAGCACGTCGTGAAAGAAACCAATTACTTGCTGTATCGGATTGGACGCAGGTGTCTGATAGCCCTGTAGACAAACAGGCGTGGGCAACGTACCGTCAAGCTTTACGCGATGTACCTGCGCAACAAGGTTTCCCTGATGCTATCGACTGGCCTGTGCCACCAACATAATCATGTGGGATTGGGCTGAAGCTTTTATTGCGGCGGCCCTTCTTGTGGCCTTCGTGATCTTTGGCACGTACATAATTGCATGGGCTGGGACATGGTGAATGCGCTGGTTACTGATGCTCTTTTTGGTGTTTCTACCGGGAGCAGCCAGCCAAGATAGGAAGACTGAATACCGCTGTGTGCGGTGGGCGTGGACGGGTGATGTTTATAACCGCAAAGTTGTTTGCCTACAGTGGGA